TTTGCATATTGAGTATAATTCATATTAAGAACTCCATGATAAATTTGGGTTTTCAAGTAATATATCTCTCACTCTTTCCCTGTCTAAACTATCATTGTAACCGTAAGTATAGTTCTTACCAAATGCCTTAATATACTCTGGATTGTTATAACTTACCTTCAATAATCTCTGCTTATATTCAAATATAGCAGCAAAAACTTCATCCATAGTTAAACCTTTAATCGGGTAAATACCGTCTTTAGGTGAATAGAATGACCACACATATTCTGCAAGGTCAGTGAATTTAGTAAGCATGGTAAGTAATAATTAAGGACAGAAAAAAAGGGAGTTAGTTATACTCCCAGAAGGCAGGTTCGCAAACTTTATCACATAAAGAGTCATAATCTGTTTGGTTTGATTCATTAATCCAACCATTATCGTTGAAGAATTGTATCATTTCAACGAGTGCAGTTTCTTCTGCTTCAGTGATAGTTAATGTGCGTAATGTTTGTGACATAGTAATACTTAAGAACAGAAAAAATGGGATGAAAATTACAATTTAGTAACCTTATCCCATAATTGAGTGAATACATCAGAACCGAAATCATCATTGTACTTATCATCATAGTCTAAAGATGCGAGATCTCCAAACATTTGTTGAAGTAATTGTGTTTGGTCGGATGTTAATTTAAGAGTTGAATTTGACATTTTAAAAAGATTTAATAAGGTGAATTAAGGGTTGTTAGATAGAAACTTATCCATTGCAATTACTTGTGCTGTTTTACATGCATCGGCAAAGAATGGAGAATCTTCGTTAATACCTAACTCCTCTAATGTCTCCTCAAATAATGTTTCAAAAATCGTCTCATTTGCAAGAGTTGACATAAAGAATTAAAGTGAAAATTTGAATGAGAGTCAGCAAGGCGAATCTTAAAAGGTTTTTCTCTGAGTGATGCCCAGTAACCTAACTGAATCTCTACACTATAAGGACAGTTTAGGTGTCCCCCCTTTATACAACTTCTGCTCTGAAGTTCTCCTCATTAGTTATAACAACATCAGGACAGATCTGTTTCATTTGTGTTACAAACTCTTCATTCAAGTAAGTATCTTTTAGTGTCCAACCTTCGTCACCACATAATACAATAATTGCCTTATTGTAACCATATTTGTTAATGGCATTTTGCAATTTGATGAATTCAAATGGTATTTTCTCCTCCGCAGTTCCCTCTACTTTCTGATACTTAAGACTGATAAGTGTGCCTCCTAAATGTGAAGAAGTCCACCTCTTTGCACCTTTCTTTTTTTTATATGCTTTACCTCCTAATAGTATATCTACAATATGCTTTTTGTTGGTATCAAATTGTGACCCAACTTCTGCCTGTGGATATACATCAACAGAGCAATTCTCTGCTAAAAATTGTTCAATATCTGCTTCATTTACCTTCCCAGTAGATGTGTCTCTGGGTGAATGATTGTTTCGAGAAGTCATAATAAAACCCAGTAGTTTATACTCTATAAGGACAATTTACAAGTCCCCCCTTCTTAATCTTTAAATGTTGCAGTGCAAGATATAACTTTAGCAGTAGGATTACGTGCTAATGCTGTTGTTCTTGCATCAGACATATTTCTGGCGATAACAACTTCCTCGAAGATTGTACCGCCTATGTATAACTTAACTTCCCATTTCATTGTTCTACACTCCATTGTGATTTATCTATCGATTCTTTACAATCAGGACATGTTAATCCTGACCAGTTAAAGTGATAAATTCTACGGACTGATTGACATTTAGGGCACTTAATTTGCTTGCCATTATATCCTGCCCTTGTGTATCTTGTGACAGGTTTGAAAGAAATAGTGGTTGAAATCATGGGAATAATTTAGAATTAGGTTGACTGTTTACAATATAAATGTTATCATTTTCTTCTTCAATTATACCATCTTTACCATCTAAATCTATCTTATTAAATGTTGCATACGATTTAATATTATCATACACCTCTTGATACATAGGGGAATAATCCCAATTCTCAGATATATTTTTAGCAATCAGATCTACCTCACTATTTGATAGTGCAGGAAAGAAATCACTAACTGCTGATGATACATCAACTTGAATTTTGTATGACATTAGAATAACTTAGTCAAAGAAATAATAATTAAGAATGATAACATTATAACCACATCATGTGCTTTAGTTCTTATAAAGAATGGTATACTAATTACATTCGCTATTAGATGCATTGCTGCCCCAACAGTTGCTGATACATGCAAGACAATAAAATAGGCAGAAACTATCAAGAATGACCCGATAATTCTGCCTGTGGTTAATAACTTCATACCGCATTAAGTGATAATGAGTTTGCATGATTCCATTTGTTATGTAAACATGCAGCATGAATATTAAAGAGTTTGTTATAATCAACTCCTTCCCAATCTGTCCACTCTGAAACATAATCTTCACAGGTAAAATCACCCGTTCCATCTATATTTTGTGGGCATGATTTGAAGTCGTTGTTATCATCAACCCAGAATATTCTACCAAATGTGTTAGACTTAACCATTACGATTTGCCTCCAAAAGTGATAGAAACTCAGCATATTCTTCATCAGTATATGCTCTTTTGTCCTCAAGTATAAAATCTTGCCAATCACAATCTTGAATCTTATATGATAGATTGCCATCGACTATTTTATACTCAAAGCAACAATCATCAATCGATGAGCAATAGTGCTTAATTTGAGTCATAAAGTGAATGTTTATCTACACTATAAGGACAGTTTACACGTCCCCCCTTATTTACAAGAAAAAAAGGCGATTATCTCATATAGAGATAACCACCTGACCAACCCGTAAATGAAGGTGTATGTAATTGTTCACGTTGATTAATAATTCTCATGTCGTATCTTACATACTTAGCAGGAGAATTGTAAGAAGCAGGTTTGTAAACTTCGCCTGTATTCTTATCAACAAAGGCATGAACACATCCTTCTCTATATTCATTTCTATCTTGAAATGTATCGAAGTCATGTTGCATGATCTTGTAATACTTGCGTCCATTCTTTATAACGAACTTAGCAAGATTAGCAGTGCCATTGTTTACATTTTCTAACTGCTTTTTAGAGTAGTCAGAATCACCTTGTTCATACATTCTTATCGAATGTTGTTTATAGTTTTCTGTTAAAGATTCGCAATAGGTTTGTGTCCAATCGAGAATTCTTTCAGATAAAGTTGACATAAACCAGTACAATAAATGTAAATTAGTGGGTAAGACATCAAAGGACTAAGATGTAGTAAATCACTCTAACATCATGTCTCTGCTTCTAAGTCAGAGTAGTTAGAAACTCAGTGAACCTTTGAGTGTCTTACACTATAAGGACAGTTTACACGTCCCCCCTTAGTGCATACATACGTTTTTGAAGTTGTTGTAAATCAAATTCATTAAAATATTCCTCTTCTAACTTATATGCTTCACATTCACGCTCTTCATTGTTAGTAACTCCACGTATATCTTGACAACAATGTACTAACTCATGTAATAATGTTTTAACGTGTTCTTGATAATCTTTCACGACATTTGTGTCGATATGTATTAAGAACTCATCACCATTTTTCTCTTGCCAACCTTTAACATTGTCCTCAGATAGGTCACAATAGTTTACCTCTACATCATATTTACGGAGTAGAGGATATTTATTGGTGATAAAATAATGACTACAAAGTGCAATTTCAGAGTCAATATATTCACCTGATGTATATAATGTCATGCTGATTGTACTCCTAAGTGAAAGTTTGCACGAGAGAATCCTTCACGATTAACTATCTTATAAGAACCGTAATCGTTGGTTAAAACATAACCTTCATGGTCACATCTCTCTTCTTCGATATAACATTCTAATGTGTCATCTGATGTGATATAGTTAAACATATCCATCTTAATTGACTGCACTAATTTCCACAAACGTAGCATATTTACATCACATTCGTTATCATGTGCTATTGCTTCTAATGTTAAATCATCTAACTCAATATCATGCTTAATACATGCATTAAGATGCTTCTTTATCCTTGCTATTTGTTTCTTAGACTCAGGATATTCACATATTGTTGATATTTGCCTTGCAAAATTGCATCTTTCAATAATATCTTCTCTATCATCTTCAATATAAACATCTGGTTTAACAAATAGTACATTCTCATCACTTTCCAAGTCAAATTCCATAGGGAAAGCAACTGCATCTCTCAGATCTTTGTCTGCTATGTAATAAGTATGAGGTGCAATAATAATATTATTTGTTACTTTATCTTGGAAATAATATCCGATGGTATTAGGATTGTAATAATCAGTCCCACCAAAACCGATAAAATCACCTTGGTAGATAGAATCTGTAACAGGAAGATTATCAAAGCAGTGATGCAAAATATCTGCCACTTTTCCCTGATGGTTGTTATCAATGTCTCTATGGTTATGGTTGATTTTGATGAGTTTTTTGTTGAAGACACTTTTTGTACCTACGAAGAATTTATTATTAGCAGGATTAGTCCCCCAAACTATTGCTGGAGCACCATCAATCTTTGCTGATATGTTACCATTAGCAGTGAACCAGTTTAATACATTTAAGTCACCACTAATTACACAATCTTCTGGGTGTTCTAAATGTTTGTTTTGCATGATAATAAAGTAAATTTTAACATAAAAAAGGGGGTATTGCAACCCCCTAAGTAATATAATCTTAGAGACTTACACCCGCTACCTTTAAACCTTCTTTGGTTAATGCTTCCAATAATAGTAAAGGAAGGAGAGCGATTGCGAAAGCATCACGAGGATAATCTTTCACGAGTTTCTGTAAATCAAGACCATTATTTGTTGGAGTTGCTGTTACTTCAGTCACTTTATTCACCTTGGGTTGTGTAACTTTATTTACACTTTTAGGTGCTTTAATTGATGACTTCTTAACAGAAACTACCTTTGTTTCTTGAACAATAGATGGAGAAGTTGGTGCAGTAGCAGTTGCTTTAGCAGTAGATCTTCTTCTTCTTGTTGCCATAAGTAGTCAATTTAATAAACAATAGATGTAAGAGTTGAGGACTTACAACTTCAAAACTCTCTAACAGGATGATAAACACCCAAGGAGTACAAGAGGTCTCCAAACATAAAGAGCAGTTTTCCACAGTGTGCCATCTAAGAGACTCCTGATTGTTACTCACCCCTGCCTTGCGTTTGCCTCGACCCTTACACTATAAGGACAGTTTACTAGTCCCCCCCTTGTTATAAGAACTCTTTTAAGTTTCCTCTTACTGTACCTACTCTATTTCTTATTAAGTTACCATAATTTTCATGCAATTCGCACCCTATGTAATACCTTCCCAACTCTTTTGCAACCATAGCAGTAGTTCCAGACCCCATAAATGGGTCAAGAATTATATCATTTTTCTCTGAACCTGCTTTTATACATGGTATTATTAAATCAGGTGGAAATACTGCAAAATGAGCACCTTTATAAGGTTTATTTGTTATACTCCAAACAGATCTTTTATTCTTTGTTGGATATGATTTAGTGAGTCCAGAATGGGGTTGTAATCCTGTACCTTTATTGTGATATTTTCCTTTAGTTCTATCACGAGTACCCCAATCTTTCGCTGGTTCTTTGATTGCTTCATTATCATAATAGTATTTCTTGTTCTTACTTAGTAGGAACAAATATTCGTGGGATTTAGTACATCTATCTCTTACACTTTCTGGCATTGGATTAGGTTTATGCCATATAATATCCTGTCTTAAATACCATCCATCTGCTCTTAATGCAAACGCAAGCATCCACGGAATACCTATTAAATCTTTTTCTTTTAACCCTTCTAACTTATTACCTCGTCTTGCACATTTGTCTGGTAAATCTTGCTTACTGTTAGAAACAGTTTGTTTAACTAATGATTGACCTTTTCCTGGTCTATAGTTATAATAACTATCACCCATATTCAACCATAATGTTCCATCATCTGTTAGATTATTACGCACCTCTCGGAATACTAATACTAATCTTTGAATATACTCTTCTGGAGATTCTTCTTGTCCTATCTGACAATCCTCCCCTCCATAATCTCTTAAACCATAATAAGGAGGAGATGTGACACACATCCTCGCCTTTTCATCGAATTCTTTAAGTGTTTCGAGACAATCTCCAAACAAAATTGTATCTTTCATTTAATTAATACCTCAAATCCTTCATTGATTAATGATTTAATACTAAATGATGTTTTTAATTTACCATCTTTATTCATTAACTGTGTTATATTAGCAATGATAAATTTATCTTTAATTGTATCATGTATAGCGATATAATCAAACTCTTTTCCAGTATAATTACCAGTTCCTTTATTTCTCTTTCTTCTAATATCTAAAACATTAGTATTTTTTACCTTTACATTATGACGTTTAACTTGTATCTTAGTGCTGGTCTTTGCAACCATAAAATCCCATCCAGTATCCAATTTAGGTTCTATTAACGAATATGATTCATCATCAATAAATTCATAATATTGTGAAGCAAAAGCATATTCACTTGCAAGTCCTCTTAATCTATGCGGTTTCATTTTCTAATTACAGAAATAGCGGGTTCACCCTTGTTAAAAATAGTATCAACAACTGCTTCAACTTTACGAGATGTAGATATACCCACTCTATCATATACTGGTACAGAAATCAACCCAAAAGTCTTACTTTCACTGCCTTTTCTTATTACTCTACCAATAGTTTGACTAATAGTAATGTAATCCATATTTCTTAAGAATATTGCTGCTTCTAATCCTTTAACATTGATACCCTCAGATAATATACTATGATGTAATACTACAAACTTCTTACCATCTTCTTTACCCCACTCATTGAGAGTATTAAAGAATGATTCACGGTCTACTTTCTTACCATCAACAACTGCCCCAGTTTTAGCAGTAATATACATCCATGAATATCCACGGTCTTTTAAGTTGATGCAAAAATCAGATTGTGATACTAAATTAACAATTTGTTTGGTAGATCTTGCACAGACTAATACTTTATCCATATCAATCTCATCAAGAGTAGATGTAACATAGTCACAATCATGCTCATGCTTAAATCTACTGTCATCTTGAACATCTATCTTCTTAATCTTAACTTTAGGTGGTAAGATTACACCTTGACGTACTAAATGAGGTGCAGGTACATTAACTAATACTTTACCATACACTTCCTCATTATTCATTCCTACTCTCTCAGTAGAAATGCTATGCTTAGGAGTAGCAGTAAAGAAATAGCACCTACGATTATTTGTAGTTGCAAAAAATCTAACAGCAGGGAAAAAGTTTCTCTGAACACTATTATGTGCCTCGTCAAAGTAAATAGTATCTATTACAATAGCAGATTCTTGTACTTTATGTAAAGAATGATATGTTGTAAAGATTAACTTATTACTAAAACTATTATTATTCCATGCTCTTATCTTGTGAGTATTTGTTGTGCTGTAATAATGTGTCTCTCCACTATGAACATGGAGTACATCTACATTATCAATTAGTTCTAAAAAATTTGCACATAATTGTTGTGCTAATAATATACGAGGTGCAACAACTACAATAGTTTTAGATACACTATCTGCAAATTGTCTCTTAGCATCCTCAATCATACAAATAGTCTTACCACCACCAGTAGGAACAATTACTTGCCCCTTAGTGTGATGCTTAAGAATATCAACAATTTGTGTCTGATGTGGACGCAATTTAATCATAATAATAACAATATACCATAAAATCCCTTAAAACGCCATAGAGACGCTTACAGGGACGTTATAGAATGAATGTGGAAGGTGGGTCACAGCACGTGCGAAGTCTGTTGGACGTTACCCTGTAGTATCCCTTCCACTATAAGGACAGTTTACTAGTCCCCCCCCCTATTTCATAAAGTTTTCTATAGGATTATACTTAAGTATTCTATCTCTTGCTATTTGACAATAACTCTCACTAATATCAATACCAATATATTTCCTCCCTAATTGATGTGCAACTAATGTTGTTGTACCTACACCATTAAAAGGATCAACTACAATATCATTTTTATAAGAGAATAATTTAAGACATCTTTTCACTAACTCTTCAGGAAACATTGCAGGATGATTATATTCTTTCATCCTTGTCTCTGGTGCTATTGACCAATGACCATTGACATATTTAATAAACTCTTCTTTAGTAATATCAATATTATTCTTATCACCCACATGCTTAATTGTATTCTTACTGAATACTTCAATAAATTCAAATGGATAATTTAAATAAGGACAAGAGGGAGATTTATAACTACCCCATGCTGTTAGTTTCTTCAGGTTATTCTTTAACCAAAGTATTTCTCCCCTCCAAATTAATCCCTCTTCAATTAATGCTGTAGTCAAATAATGATGAGATGGAAAGTATTCTTTATAGTTTGGTTGAATATTAATAATTAAACGTCCACCATCTTTCAGTATACGTTTACACTCAGAAAATACAGTTACAAGAGTATTAATATATTTGTGACCCTCATTCTTATCATCATGCTCATCATATTGCATGTCAAAATTATATGGTGGAGATGTAAGTACAATATCCACACTATTATCATCAATAGTTTCTAATGCTGTTAGTGCATCATTACAAATAATTTGATTCATTAAGTAACAACCAATCCCTTCGTTGTGTTCTTATAATATATTATATCATACTCTATAGTTTCTTTCCCTGCTTCAATAGTTTTCTTATAAGTATGAGGTTTAATTGATACATATTTACCATCAACAACTCCATCAATTCCTTTTGACTCTTCATCAGGAGTAGCAAGTCTATATTCACCAGTTTCAGATACCATCTCTAATATATCTAATTGAACTTGTAACCCTGAGAATGTTTTATTAACGATTAAATCTTTAGTCCAATTATATACATCATCACGATTAAGTTCATCTAAATTCTTTTTAATTCTCTGCACATAATCCCATATCTTATCAGCAGCAAGATCAATCTTATCAAGTCCTTGTGTCTCATCATAAAAAGATTCCCATCCATCTTGAGACGGATGAGGAGTAGATTCACGATAATCTTGTATTAAATCACTCATCTGACCTACATTCTTAGGTCTTGTTGCTTGAGAAAATGAATTCCCTAAGTTGATAACTGAACCAACATACTTTTCAACGGTCATAATAAAATAGAATCAAATTTACTTACTTGTAATCTTATTCTTTAATTCCTTCTCTGATTTCTTACCTGTATTCTTTAATATTTCATCACGCAATGCTCTTTCTCCTTTTTTATATAAAGACTTACGTTCTTTAGTAGTAAGACCAGATGCCTTGCGTGGTTTATAAGTAGGGTCAACAGTATTAGTCTTCTTTGTTAATAATTTGTCTGCCTGTTTCTTTAACTGATCTTTACTCTGACCTCCAGACTTCGCTGCTCTTCTTTCTAATGCTGCCTTGCGTTGTGCTTCTCTTGCTGATAATGCAGCAGAACCTCTCTCTTTTGTTGGTTGCTCCTGCCTCTCAGTTGCTCTTCCTTTAGGTCTTTGCTTACCAATATCCTTACGAGGTTTGTAGTTTGCTGCTGGTGCAGTTTTACCTCCACCCACTGCTTTCACTCTTTTCTTTTCAGCATCAGTTTTCTTACGTTCACCCCCTATCTTATCACCACCTCTATGTGTTAAACCAGTACCAGACCCAAGACCTTCAACGTCCTTAATCTCTCTTGCTTCATTAATAAATTGGTAAAAAGATTTCATTGAAATATAATTTTTAATTATTTATGGATTAGGTGGTGTTGGAGTATCTTTATCAAGTTTCTTTCCACCCTTACTTACAAGACCATTATCATGGAAATACTTAACTCTTTCTCTTCTAAGTTTTATGAGTTTATCATACTGTGCTTGTTGTTCATTAGTATATGTGAAAGATTGTCTCTTCCATGCTTCTCGCAATTCAGCAAGTTGTTTAATAACTTCAGGTGGTCTCATGATGTTTAATTGAATGAAAAATAGTTTGTTATATTATGAGGACAATTTATACGTCCCCCCATATTAATAATCTTGTAATCTTCCCTCTTGTGACTTATACATTCCTCTATTAGAAGAAGATTTTACTCCCTCTTCATTACCAGCAATATCATCATATTGAGAATAGTGCTGTATCTCTCTGGTTCTCCTATGCTTAACATACTCTAACTCATGCCAATGACAATCGTTACATAATAATAGAACATGAATCTTTTTATGTCGCATAGGTTGACCACTTGAATACATGCAAGTGGGTTTATCCTTAACATGAACTTCTATTGTTATATAACGAGGACTCTCAAGAAATCCCTTTTTCTTTACTGGTGGATCTCCTTTAAAATATACCCATCCCTCTTCCCAATCACCATTAGGTCTTTTCCATATTACATAATCATCTACTTCAGGTTCATACATTAGATGAACTCCGCAAGATAATAATCAACTGTAACTTCTAATTTTGCTGCTTCTTGTTCACATTCTTCTATGAACTTTTCAAGCATTTCATCTGTTTTATTGATGAAGTGTTGTTCACTTGACATTGGAATCCTCCTTACAGGTACATGCGTTTGATATATTACGGAGTTTAAGATAAAGATTAGAGGAGAAATTTGCCTCCTCATCATTTAACAACTCCGTATTATTAAGTTTAAGAACTTGAACAAGATACTTAATCTCTTGTTTAGTTAGGTCAATTAACATAGTAATAAAAATAAAGTGAGGGAGTGGGGCATCTGCAAGGTTTCACCTATATGCCCAAATTTACCCTATGGGAATCGCTTACACCTGAACCCCCAGAACTTAATTGGGGCATAGGAACCACATATCCCTCACACTATAAGTACATTTTAAATGTCCCCCCTTTTATATAAGAATCCATATTTACCAAATACTTTAGTAAATCTATCTAAATCTTTACCCAAATATACTATTGCTGATTGAAATGGTGCAGCACCTGTTCCAACACCAAATCTCAATCTCTTATTAATTGCTATCCACGGATATTTTGCTACTGATCGCCACCACTTAGTAGAAATATCTAATTTAATTAATAATACCATCTCTTCTGCATTTCCTGATTCATATTGTAATGCAGCATAAGGAACCCAAGTTTTACTATCACTATAAGGATGATTCATAAACACTTTTCCATGCCAATCATGTGCTAATCCATTAGTTTCCTCTGTAAAATAATTTAATGCTGGAACATTAGGATTATCCACATCATTACAACATGGGTCAAGGTCAACAGTACCAAAAAATTTAAGAACATCTCCCACAAAATTAGTGGGAGTGTTCCATGTATCTTTACGATTACCTGTAGTTGCTGTTAGTACTTTAAGTGCAGTTGATGTCATTTAACCATAAATGTATTTTTTTAATGTAATTCGAGGAGCAACAGGTCTTCCCTTCTTTTTAACATTGCCTAATTTTTCAAAATCACTATGTGTACTGAAATTGTCAAGATTTATCCCTAAATTATCAGTAACCCATTCGAATAAGGTTTGAATATTAAATGCTTTGTCTACACCATTAATCATACCATAAATGAATACCATCCGCAAGAAATTAAGTTCTTTATACATGTGAAGTGTGCGGTCTTTACCACCTAAAATATCACTTCCACCTTTAATATAAAGAACTTTATCATTCACCTGATAATATGCACTGGATTCACTACTATCAATAGAAAATAGTTCCCAAGTAAACCAATCAACAGCAGTTAGTTTCATTTTAAAAACATCTGCATAATTAGATCTAATATACTTACTAAAATCTTTATCTTTTAATTGACAGTTAATTTTAGAAGCATTTCTTACATTTTTAAGAGGAAATAGTCGATGTTGCCAATAATCTTCAACATCTTGATTACCAATCTCTATAACCTCTTTATTAATAAGATTCAAGAAATCACTATACTTTTGTCCCCATAAGTTTGCATGTTTTCGAGAAAGAGATGTCATATCAAGACACAATGCACGAAATACTGCATTCCAGGAACCAGAATTATAAACTATAGATGATGTTCTTTCATCTACATTCACAATTATTTCTTGATATTGTTTAAAAGTTTTTGCCATTTCTGGCACTTTCTTTGAAACTGCATTGTTATCAATTAACCCTAAAGGTCTATCCATATCTGATTGAGTCCACTTAACTAAATCAGATTTACCAGTAGTTACATCTAATAACTTATATCCACCTAAAACTGATGTATAATTATCAGACTTAGATTTACCTGCTGTACTATGGTCAATAGTCTCATAGATTGCCTCATATTCATCATTAGAATCAATAAGTACAATCTCATAAGGCATTCTTTCATCCTTGTCAGGAATAAAACTACTTAAACTATAATCTTTTGGAAGTGTAATTAATCCATTTATAATATTACTAATAAGAACCAGCAAAGTATTACCATCCATTTGTAATGGATCCCATGCGGTAACTAAATTACCAAAGCAATCATAAAAATCTTTGGTTGGAACTACAATCATGTTACCACGATTAGCAGCAAGAGAGTTATATCCCCTATAGCGACCTTTACTGTCTTTTGCTAAGAAATATGTTCTGTAAATATCAGTCTCATCACGTTCTTCAGAATTACGTTGGAGAGTAACTGGAATAGTATTCTTTTTATAGTTATTTCCTTCTTTCTTTAATAATCCGTTATAAATTGGAAGATGTAAATTAAATGATTTCTCATTCTCATCATTTTTGTGCTGTTCTCTGGCACATGAAGCAATCTGCTCCAAAAAAGCATTTGACATAATTTTCTCCGAGTAATAGGTTTGGAGTGATAAACGTGTAAGTTTTGTTTATCGGTTATTATTTAGTATAAACTATTTTTAATTACTTGTCAACACTATGATCTTTTTCCCACACCATATATTTGGGGTTGTTGACTTCATTATTCTTCCAGATACCATAAAAGTGCATCTTAATGACATCAAATCCAAATTCTTCATTGATGTTCTTACCTGCTATTTTAGCAAGTCTACAAAATCCTGGAGCATCTCCATAAGTTAAACAACTCCATTCTGGACATTCTCTGGCATATTTATACCAACTACGAAAAATAGTTGGATCAGAACCTGGTTTTGCAATTTGATTGCGAATAAACTCTTCAAGGATTTCAATAGAATAATACATTATAAATCAACCTCCAGCAGCATCACATCCAATGTGACTACCAATAACTGCACCCAATGGAATTGCCCACCAACGACCATCTCCTCTGGACAATGCAGCACCAGCACCACCACCTAATAATAAACCTGCAATCTTACCATCACTACAATCATTAGTATCCTCATAAACAGTCACATGTCTACGATAATATGGTCTATCTTCTCTTATTGGTCTTGATGGTCTATGCCATCCAACATTAGAATCTTCACAAGGAACTTCAATAGTATCCTTCCACGACTTTACATATCCAGGATTATCTTCTGTTCCTGGAATATATTCCTCTCTATATTCTGTCTTAAAACAACTTCTTTGATTAGAATACCCTCTTTGCGATTCACCTGAAAAAACAGGTGATGCAAGAATAGGAGTTGTTGTTAGCAAAAGTGCTCCAAGAACTCCTCCTACTTCCTTTTGCCAAAACTGGTTCATTTTCTTAATTTTTTACCTATAACTCAGTATATATCTACAACTACTAGTAAGTCAAGAGATTGTGGACAGTTCTCTAAGTGCCACCATATTTGTGAAAAGTCCCTCCATATTATAAAACAACTGAAAATTCTCTGTGGTTACATAATGTCCCTTAATATCATTACCATCACAGTGCCAACCATATGCCTTAACTCTTTCATCAACACCATCTATTCTCATTTTCTTCTTACCATCTAAGTAAGAAAGGTACTTCTCGTCCAGATTAATCATAGTTCTATGGCGGTGTGTGTTGATATTATAACATAGTTATATGACTTATCTATGAATTTAATACTCTCTTTAGAGTTCCGCAATCATTCGTCACGTTCTTGCATAGCAGTATCAACAATGTCTTGTAATTTCTCAAACTCTTTCATACTCTCAATATCATATAATAGTTTAGATATTTGAGTTATAACTAAAGGTTTTTCATTCACCGCAGCACATTTAAGTGCAGACCTAATGCTACCCTCCGCTTCAAGTAGATGATCTAATGTTTGTTCAGATAATGCCATAATTAATACCTTGATGGGATTTTGTTGTAATCAGTAGGAGTATATTCATAACCATACTTCTTAAGATACTCTTCAAATAGTTCATCAGGAACTTTACCTTCCCAATACTCTTTCTCAGTGTATTCTCTCTTAATCATTAGACTCCTTTTTTTGTTTTTCTTCTTGCTTAATACGCCACCTAACTTGTTTGGCATATTTAACATCTTCTTCAGTATACCAGTCTGGATGCTTTTTTGCAAGTTTAATAATCTTCTTTGCTGCTTTCTTGTCCTTCAAAATAAAATAAGTAATTGTACTCCGAAAGACTATTTATAACTCATCCTCCTGTTCTGTAAGTAAGGTAACTTCATCAGAAGTTGGGTAAGAAACACAAGTAAGACAATATCCTTCATCCATTTGATCATCATCAAGATATGTTTGTTCCTCTTGATTCACTTCACCTGATACGACTTTCATACAACATGAAGAACATGCACCTGCTCTACAAGATGATGGATGGTCGATACCTGCTTCTTCTGCTGCATCTAATATTGTAGTATCTCCATCACACTCAAAAGTTTCTGTTGTCCCATCTGGTGCTTGTAAAGTAATAGTTGCCATTGTATCAAATCTACGATTCGATTGTATTTATTGTTCAGTCAATACTCCATCACGTACCTTCACCGTTTCCTCATAAAAGATTCTATCACCATATCCTATCATCAACTGTTTCCAATTACCACTATCTAATGGTTGATATATTTCCCTTATAGAATCCTTCCCTTTATTAGTTGACCATGTACGTTCCCACCATGCATTACCAGAATCATAATGATACCCATCTGATTCTAATCTATCAATAAAACAATCAACCTCTTTACCATCAAGATAACAATGTACTCTGTCAGGATTAAAATCTTCACCCCTATGAGTGCCAACATTAATATTAGTCACATTTCTCTGCAACCACTTAAAGATTTTCATTAACTTCCTCCTTACACTCTTGCATTGCTAATAATGTCTCATAAGGAATCCATGCAGGTTCCTCATCTTTAAACTGAACCTGAACCTCAGTTACATGTCTCTGCAACCATTTGGAATAAGACTCTCTCACCATTTTAACAGGACTCAGAGGATTCTTCATTTGTTCCATAGCATCTTTGTTATGTAGCATTGTTTTCTGTAACATCGTATTCAATAACAATTTTTTTATAAGCATCCCCTTTACTATTAGTCACCTCATATCTTTGAGCAGTACCACCAAGTAATGAGGTTATTGTCATTAGTTCTGCTACTAATGTCTCTTCATCTCTAATCATTTATTTTTCCTCATTGGTACGTCAAGTGTCCATGCAGATGATTCTAATTTAACCATATCAAAGTTTTTCTTAAATTCCTTTTCTCTTTCTTTCTTTTCCTTCTCCATTGTTACATCAAGGGATTCGATAGTTCTCTCACCATAATGAGTTTCTCTCATACCCAAGTATTCTAAAACTGCCTCATCAACCATAAAATAGAGTGCATCCCAAGTTAAAGTATCTCTTAACCCAGTTGCAATACGGTCAATATCAGCTCCATCCAAGTATTCACCTTTACATACTTGTTCTGAGTAATCATCATATTGAGAAATAAGTTTTGCTCTAATCTCTACCAACTCATTGAGGTTGATAGTTACCTTTACATCATCATCAATGGCCATTGCAACATTATAATTATAACCAATATAAAACCCCCTGACTGATTTGTCAAGGGGTTACTTACTTACTTGTTAACTTTTTGCTTAATTAAGGTGGATGTGAGTGTGTTAGCATTTTATTTAAATCTAAGGTTTACTTAATTTAAACTAAAACCTCCTTACATATGCGTTTACAAACTGACTGACTTTCATCACATTCGATTAAACACTCGTAATAATCTGCGATTAAATCATTCTCAGGATCGAAATTGCTCTCTCCTGCTAACTGGTTATATGGTATTAAGTTGTGCATTAACCTTCTCCATTAAACGACAATAGAACATAATATAGACCTTTAATGCATGTGGTTCCTCTTAATGTACCTCTCGGTGACTACTAATATTTATACAAGTTATGTTTGTATTTGCTGATACAATTTAACAAAAATTTATAACTAATACTCTCTCTTTTCTGACATATAATAATCACCCAATGTTCCACTCATTAGAGTTTCGCTAATATCACCATTAGGTGTACTAATTGTAGGTTCTACATGAGTATTCTTCTTGCCAAATGGTAATGGTTCTGTATGAGGATTAGGTATTGAATGAACAATTTTAATCACCTGTTCTCTTATTTCCATTAACTCATTATAACATTTCTGATTATGAGAACAACCACGTAATTCATGGTCTGGTTTATGTAATGATTCCAGGAATAGAGTCTTGCCACGATCCCACTTTTCCTGCTTAGTTTCACTATCAACTGGACTCTGATCTTTCATTTAATTCACATTCAGGGTTTGCTTGGTGTAATACATCAACTATTTCTTGTTTGATTTCTGGAGATAACTTTTTGTCACTCAAAAGAGTGTCCCTGATACTAATAATATCAGGACAACTTATTGAAACAGCAACAAGAGTAGCAAACATAGAAACAATATCCATTGCTATACTTATTTAACAACTTCCCAATCATCATCTCCACTCTCACGCATTGTAAATGAATGACGATTGTTGATGGACTCCAGACCCACCTCACCATTCTTTCTCCATACTACTCTGCATGAGTGTAGTTTATACATAGAGTTCTCAAATAGATCTTGTGCGTCTCTAGATCTTGGTTTCACACAAATAAATTCTTTTTTCATAATAAGTTGTTAATAAGAATAGAAGATACACGTACACCCCAGTTCATAAGAACCATAAAGGATGCAATGAATACAAGTTTCTCTGATCCAGTTAATTGCATTTTTATTTGCTAACTGTACATAGTATAAACCCCCACACCGAAGTGCAGGGGTTTTGTGTGCCAGTTATATTAACGTCCTATGAGGGTTCCGTTGGCCAGGTGACTGAGTGAGGAAATCCAGCACTGGTTGGCAAATCTCTAAGATTTTGTCTATATGTTTTCCATGCAGTTGTAATACCAACACCAGTATCCACGGACTTAAGAGTAACCCAATCAGACTCTTTTAACTTAGTATCTCTCGTATTTCTTGCATTAGAAGCAGCATTAGCATCAATA